GGTAACATACTTGTCGGTATCTTTAGTCTTCATCTCAGGGACAGTAAAGTTGTGTTCAAGGATATTGATACCACGCACTGCACCTGCTGCTGCAAATACAATGGGGCCGTTCTTAAATATCTTGCCATCTGGAATCATAATGGAGAAGCCGTCATCACCAGATGACTGCGAGTCAGCACCAATTACTACCCAGTCAGGCCCTTGTATGCAGGCAATCGTTGTCATGCCACTAACTTCTCATCAAACCATAAGTTACCATACTCTAAATATATATCATTTACGTCCTGATTGTCTGGTAAATGTACTATGTCCGCTTTGTCTAAGTCTTCTTTGATTCTCTTAGCAAGTTCTTGGCCTGGGTTTCGTCCATCTTCCTTAACGTCATTGTCAGCAAAGATAAGGATACGGGAGTAGGACTCGAAGAGTTTTGGGAACCAAGGTTTCCATTGGCTAACCCCTGCCACACCGACTGCAGGTATTCCGACCAAGCCGCTAAGAACAATGGTGTCAATTTCCCCTTCACATATGGCAATCGTATCGCTATGTTTATGTAAATCAAGGACGTTAAATAAACCAATTTTTTGGCCAGTTGGCCATAGGTATTTTGGTACACCACCATCAATAGTACGAAACTTAATACCCACAATTCCAGCAGGGGTAATGTACGGAATGCTAAGTCTGCCAACAGCATGTTCGTGTCCAGCACTTGGTTCAACGACGCTTCCAAGACGGAAGGTATTTGCTACCTCCTTGGTTATTCCTCGTCCCGCTAGGTAAGAGGCTGCCTGTGGAGTTAGACTGTTGCAGTACTTTTCTGCTGCGTCCGTTAGTGATTGTCTCTGCTTTTCGTTTAGCATCTTTGAAATCCAAACCTTCCTTTGCCTGAACTAAGGTGTATACATCTCCAAGTACTTGACACACCAGGCAGTTGTACGCTTGGTTGTCAAGATTGTACGCAGCACTGGCCTGCGTGTCCTCATGGATAACACACTTGCATGGTACCCATCCGTGTCTGTCTAATACATTGAGGCCGTAGTGCTCAAGCACTACACCAATGTCAGGTTTAGATACCACCTTGCACTCTCATCCACTGCTCCAAATCTTGGATAACCCACGACTGTTCTAGTCCTGCCATACGGCGCTTGACTATGACATATGCTGGTGGCACGATGTCTAGTCCTCTAGCCTTAGCGTAGTTGGCTGCTTCAGTTGTAGCCTCACGCCAGAACTGTGGCAGGTCCATCTTCACTGTTGCTTTGAGTTCAAAAATATACGGTTGGCCAGCAACGATAGCGACTATATCACCCTCGTCGTCTTTGCCAGCCAACCGTAATCTTTCTGCTGATACGCCTTTGGAACGTAACCATTTAAGGATGCTTGTTTCAAACAGGCTACCCTTACGTTTGTTCGCTGCGCTCATTGTGCATCTCTCCAACTCTCGGCAAATCCCATTGCAGTACGCGTTGGGTACATGCTCATTCTACTAGCATCTGCCCATAAAGTTACGTAATGCTCACCACTTGCGGAGTGTTTCGCAAAACGATTCTTTACTGCTGCAATACGAAACTCACCCGACCATGGCACAAGAGCCACGGTAAGAATCATCTCAGGCAACTGGGAAATCTTGCCTTGAATAGCCTTACGACTTGGTGGTAGGTCAGCCTTGCCCTCATTCTCTGATGTGTGGTGTAGCAGTACGACTGCTGCATCTGTCTCACGAGCAATGTGGTGCATGGCTTTGGCTATCTCACGAAGGCCAGACCATTCGTCATTGTGCATGGACACTACGTTCATGGCGTTGTCCACGATAATCATATGGGGATACTCACCATATGCTTCGGCGTATGCACGAATGGCTAGGTCTATCTCGTCAAGGGTAGGTGATGGAGCAAAGTCAAACTGTAAGTGGTTAATGCTTGCAAGTTCTTCTCTGTAAAAATCAGAACCTGCTCCACTTGCAAATGCTTCTTCAACCGTTGCAACTTGATGGCCTGTAACCATGGCTGCAGCACGAATAGATGTTGTGTATGCGTCCGTATCTGCTGATATGTACAGCGTCGGCACTTTCATTTGGACTGCCATCCATAATGCGATGAGTGACTTGCCAGCATTTGGCTGACCCGCAATCATTGTTAACTGACCTCTACGAAACCTTATGCCTTCATCTGCTAAGGGTTTGAATAAGTCTGGCAGTACTTGGAAATCGTTGGTGCTTTTCGCTGCCGCCTGGGTGAGTGACAGCATAGTTTATCTATCGGATAAACTTAGGAGCGCACTGGTCTGGTGTGCCTTGTGGCGACGGACAGAACCAACCCTTCCATTCCTTCGGAGCCCCTGGCTTCGAGGTGCGGTAGACCAACTTGCCATGCTTACAGTTACCTTCTTCAATAACAGTAGATGATGGTGCTGACTGTGCTACAACCTGTCCACCCAGTTGCTGCTGAACTAGATTGATTGCTGGTGCAGGTGCTGCGCCAAGGTCTGTTGCAGTTGCACGGATAAGGGATGCGTTCATTGCAATGTCGTTAAGGCTTGTCTCCAAGTCCTTGACATCTTTTGCATAGATGTTAACTAGCGTGCCGTCGGCCAACTTGTAGTTGACCTGTAGTTTTGTTGTCTCTGGTGCGCTCATGCTGTTTCCTTTTCGTTAGTTTGGTTTCTGTGTAAATTTGCAAGCGGGTCATACACTTCCGCTAACTGTCCGCCAAAAGCGTAGCAATATTCTTTCACTCCGCAAGTAGAACAAGCCATACCTACGTTAGGTAGAAAGATTTCATTTTGAATACCAAGATTAAACTTGGTAAATAGTTCCGTAAGCACTGGGATAGTCCAACGGTCAAGCCCTGGTGCTTCAATAAACTGTGCCTTGCGTGCATTGTAATAGTACCCTTTAGTTGGGCGAAATCCAAACTGCATCTCAATCATGCTAGCATAGACACCCAATTGCAGTGATGAGTCTGGCATGTAACTACCAGTCTTAAAGTCTACAACTGCAACATCATTGCCCCGTAAGACAACAGCATCTGCAAATGCTTTGACAGGTACATCACCAAATGAATTGTTGAACCCGATTTCTACACCAGGTACACCTTCAGGTGAAACCCATAACTCAAAGCCCGATTCAGTCCAAGCATTGATGAAGTCAAAGAACATCTTCTTGCCGTTCTCATCCCACCAAACCTTGTCTTCTTTGTTTGGCTTGGCTATAGATGAACGACCACCAACGCGCCAGTCAACTGGGTTGCTACTTGACCTTGCTTCTACTTCAGCAATCTGCTCAAGGAATGATTCATCCCAAATAGAATCCCAACTCATTCTGATTCCACCTTACCAAATACAATTTCCTTAGCCTTGAGAAGTCCATCCTTAACATCTTCATTCTCTTCTGTCTCAATGGCTACATCAATACGTGCTGCTAGGTTGCGCCGCATCACTACTTCCGCTTCTACAAATGACTTGATGAACGCGTCACGACTAATAACTTTTGATTTCTTAGTCCCCATAGTTCTGAATCTCTAACGCGAGTTCTTCTATTTCTTTATTTGTCATTCCTTGTACGTCGGCTTCATAAGCCTGGTCTGGTACAGATTTGCAAATACGCGCACCAATTAAAGTAGTTCTAAATTGAATCCTGTCACCAAAATTTTCAATTACTGTTGCAATTTTCATCAATCTGCGATAACGCAATAAATCTTTTTTAGTTTCCATTTTTTCCTCTTTCATTACTGTGTCTTCCAATCTGGCATAGGTGCAACAGCGAGACTATCACACTGGGTACAGCGCATGTCAAGGAAGTAGATACCCAACTCGCCGTCATCATCAAACTTACACTTCACATTCCATAGGTCTGAACCACATGGGCAGATACGCAATGGGCCAAGGGAACGATAGTCACCTTCGTTACCTGGCACTGGCTTTAGATACGCAATGTCCTTGGCCATTAGAACTCGCCACCTATCCACCAGAAAAGAAAGTCAATGTGCCAAGCCCATTTACTAATACAAAAACCAAATCCTATACCATTCCAAGAATGGCCCCATTCAATGTACTTCATTAGAACGGTACCTCCACTGTCGTGGACTTGTCATTCTTGTTTTCAAAATCAGCCAGTAGAAACTTCTCTGCTGCTGTGTGAAATGCAGAACCTCCAACGAACCACCATGCGGGTTCAGAGGGTGCTTGGTGTACGCGTTCAAGTTCATACGACTTGCCGCATCTTATCCAAGATGTTAACGCTGAAAAACTTCTGTGTGCTACTAAGGTTTCTTTTGTCATAGGCCAAGTGTAGCAGGGCGTGAAGTACCCCTTGCATCACCGACACGCCGAAGGCGCAACTGGGGTTCGATTTGACAGTACGCAACTGGGTATGTCTATAATACGAGCGAAGCGAGTTTAATTAACGGGGAGCCTGAAGGGCTCCGATGGCGCGGCTATGGTGATAGCGCCTAATAGAGAAAACAAAAACAAAAAAAGCCCCCCAATTAAGGGGGGCCTCTCTCTTGCTATTAAGTTTTAGTTGTTCTTTACTGCCGCATCTGCAGCAACAAGTGTTGCACTTGGCAGCGGGAATGTATCGCTTGGGTTTACATAGCGATAGATAAGTGGGACAACTGCTGCTACACCTGCACCAGCAAGTGCCTTAAGAGATGTTGTGTGGTGCACGATGTATTCGGTTAGGATTCCTCCGACAAGCACATGAAACCATGCTGCAAGAATTGTCCATACTTTTGGTGGTACGTTAATAAGATATTTATTAGTCATTGATTAACTCCATTTTGGTTTGCCGAAGCCAACTACAAATACAGGCAAGTGCTTCTTGTTGGTTGAGCGGTAGGCACGCAACTTCTTGCATACTTCTCCACCATTAGCCTGGCTACCAGTTGGCTTTGTGTCGGGCGAAGTGTTGCCTTCCACTGTAGTTATCGTACCATCACCATTGTCGGCAAGGACTATTCCGACATGCTCAGTACCCTTGCCATCAAAGGAAAAGAATACGATGTCTCCTGGTGCTGGCTTGGCTGTCTCATGGTTAGACCATGTGCCTAGGCCCTGAAATCCTGATACACCTGCTGGTGTGTAAACACAGTTAGGCATCTTTACTGCTGGCTTGAGTTGGGATGCGCACCACATGACAAAGGAGCCACACCATGGCTGTCCGTCGTGTCCTGTAAACTTACCATACTTAGTCTTGTTGTCAGGAACCTCAATGGTTCCCAGTTCCTTCACAGCAACTGCTAAGAAGTCTTGTGCTTGTGTCATATCTTTGTGAGTACTCCACTTTCATTTTTGTAATAAGCATAACCTTTAGGCGTCATGGTAAATGGCGCAGGGCATGCTCCTAAAATACTAAATGGCGCTACGCCAGCAAGGTTATAGAAAGATGGGGTTGTCACATCAG